GACACCTGCGACCTGACCCAGGTCCTGCAGTTCGTGATGCTGTTCCCGGACAGCGAATACGCCCCCTCCGCTCTCATCGTGTCTATCCATGGTGGGTGTGACGTGAGGGGCGGGTACAGCTCCCCCCGCGTCTATGACCTGGCCAAGGGGGAGTGGGAGTGGGACGCAGCGATGTCGATCAACTATCTGCACTGTGGGGGCGCGTACTGGGACCTTGACAGTAGTAAGAGCGTGCAGGACAAGTGTGAAGGGGCCCCCTGCCCGGACCCGTTTGCCCTGCCGGCCTTTCGTCTGGACTGGGTTGAGGGCGCCAAGACGGTAGACATTCGGGATGCGATCAATCGCTGCAAGCAGGCCCGCAAGGACCTCCCCGACAACGACAAGTGCACTCACGCCGCCTGGGATCTGCAGCTGGAGGCCCGCATCAAGGAGTTGGAGGCCGAGCTTCTGGTGGCTGCCGTCGAGCAGCTTGCCGAGACGTACGAGCACTTCATCGTCGTCCATGCTCGCCGAGCGTACCTCTACGACGAGGGGCTTTGGGATAGCGAGAACCCAGAGGGAAGCGAGCTGAAAGGAGGGAATTTGTACTTCTGATCTGACAACACGACACACCAATAACACCAAACAAAGTGCCATGAACTCAATTCAAAAGCTCAATATCCGATTCACTGACGGTCAGTGGTTTGTGGAGGGCGTTCGTCCCGATCCGATTCCTCTCGACACAGCTCTGATCGACGTTTCCTACATGGCCCCTGGCTACGTGGAGGGCTACATCGTGGCCATTCACGGCCTGCCCCAGGAGGTGGCGCAGGAACTGACGAAGTTCGGGCTCACCGTGCTTGGCGCACGGGGCCCGTCATCTCAGCGTGCCTTCGCTCCCCGCACTCGCCGGGGGCAGCTCACTGCGGACGGAAAGGTCGAATGGATCAAGCGGTGAACCCAACGGCCTTCCCCTGGGAAGGCCAGACCCCGCACGAGCCCGTTTACGGCTTCGTGCTTGCAGGGGTCGTCTTCAAGCTGCACCTTGGGTATGCCGTGTACCCGCAAGGTGTGCTGCTGTACTGCTACGAGCAGTACATGCAGCAAGAACCACAACTCTGGCGCCGCCACTGGACCTCCAAGGAGGCCGCACTGGAGGCCGCGGAGAGCCTAGTAGGGGACGCAGAAGAGTACTTCGAGTCCTTGGGCATTGTCGCCCGCCCCGTTGAAGAACTGAGCTTCGACGACCTCCTCCAACACCTTGAACAGAACCTGAACCATGCCTTCCACTGACGCAATTTTCGACATCATCCAATCTGCCGCCTGCACCTCCAAGAAGACCGAGAAGCAGGCAATCATCGCAACCCTGCCGGAGCTCGGGCAGCGCATCGTCCGACTCGCCCTGGACCCGACGACCACCTACTATATCGCCAACCTGCCGGCGCCGGAGACTGTGGGCACCGAGGAGTGGAGCACGGACGACACCCTGCTGCTGAGCGACCTGTCCCTGCGCAAGCTCACCGGCAACGCCGCGATGGAGGCAGTCAACAAGCGCCTGACCGCGCTGACGCACAAGTCCGGCGAGCTGCTGCGCCGCGTGATCCTGAAGGACCTGCGGGCCGGCTTCGGCGCCAGCACCGTGAACAAGGCGTTTCCGGGCCTCGTTCCCGAGTTCTCTTACATGCGCTGCAGCCTGCCGAAGGCCAGCAACATCAAGAAGTGGGACTGGTCGGTCGGCATCTTCTCCCAGTTGAAGGCCAACGGCATGTTCGCCCGGATCGACATTGGTGTGGATCGTGCCCATGCTTTGATCACTACCCGCCAGGGCAACACATTCCCGGTGGGTGTGCTGAAGAAGCTGGAGGAGGACGCCCTGTGGGTGTTCAAGGGAGGCACCCAGACCCACGGAGAGCTGACCGTGTGGCGCAACGGGGAGTTGCTGCCGCGCTCCGAGGGCAACGGTATGCTCAACTCTGTGATGCTCGGCGGAGAGCTGGACCCCTCCTGCGAGGTCTACTACGACGTGTGGGACCAGATCCCGCTGTCGCAGGCCACTCCGGGGGGCCGGTGCGAAATCCCGTACAAGAACCGCTTCATTGACCTGCGGGATCAGGTGGCCGCTGGTGGCACTCGCAAGATCATGGCGATCGAGTCCAAGCAGGTCTACTCCTATGAGGAGGCTGTCGATCACTATCGCGACGTGCTGGGGAGAAAGTTGGAAGGCACGGTCCTGAAGCACCCCGAGGCGATCTGGTTCGATGGCGACTCCAAGGACCAGGTGAAGCTGAAGATGGAGGTCGACGTAGATCTGAAGATCATCGGCTTCAACCCGGGCAAGCCCGGCACCCGCACCGAGAAGACCTTCGGCAGCCTGCAGCTGGCCACCTCGGACGGCTTGCTGGAGGCGTCCGCCGCCGGGTTCAAGCGCGATCTCGAAATGTGGCTGCACGAGAACCGCGAGAAGGCCACCGGGATGATCGCGACGATCCGCGCCAACGAGGTGTCCCACCCCTGTGAGACGAACCCGCTGCACTCCCTGTACCACCCGCGGGTGGTGGAGATTCGCCACGACAAGGTCGAGGCGGACTCGCTGCAGCGGGTGCTTGACCAGTTCGAAGCGGCGGTGACGGCATGACAACCGAAGACCCCAAGTTGACAACAACGAGGGTGCTGGTGGAGTACACAGCAGACGACGGGTACTCCGCCTCCACCGGATTCAAGAACAAGCCGGAGACCCCCGCGGGGGCATTCTTCGACGCGCTCGATGAGCTGGGGCGCCTGACGGCGCTCTTCAGGATCGACGACAAAGCCTTGGAGGCGTTCCTTGCGGGGCGCAATCGGGTGCTGGAGATGAGAGGAGAGACGAAATGAACTGCGATTGCAAAACCCGGATTGAGGAGCTGCTCAAGGAGGAGGCTCTGCAAGAGGTTACAGGGGCCACGGAAGGGCAGGCGGAGCTGCAGGGCTACGGCCTGAGCTTTACCGGCGGGGAAGCCGCCCTGAGGGGCTTCATGCCCTACAAGGTCCACGTCTCGTATGAGAAGAAGGGCCAGGTCAAGGAGAAGACGTTCAAGGGCAACATGATCTTCTCCTTCTGCCCCTTCTGCGGGGCACCCACAGAGGTAAAGGCACCAGAAGGGCAGGCAACATGACCGCCCCCATGAAGGAAGTTGCAGCGTTTCTGCTCGGCGAAGCGCCCCTAGAGGGGCTTTGGCTTGGTGAGCGACATCCAGCGGGAGCGTTCTGGTGGAGAGAGCACCTCCGCGCCGCACTGGCAGCGCCAGCAACTGCGCCAGAGTTCAATCCAGATTGGGCGCGGATGATTCATTACCCTGAGTGCTGGGATACGGCAGCGTATCCTGAACTGAGCGACGCTATCCATGAGGTGCTTGCATGGTCTGGGTGCAGTGCTTGTAAGCCAGCAACTGCGCCATCCTGCACGGAAGAATGCAAGACATGCGTAGGAACAGGAGCCGTAAACACTGGAGGATTCGATTGGGATGCCGAGTTTGGACCTTGCCCGGATTGCTCCACCACAGCGCCAGCAGCCGCCACACCCTGGCCCAAGGAAATTCAGCCTGATGGCTCAGTGAATGGGGTTGATCCGACTGATATGCAATCTCCATCTCGGCAGAACGCACCCCTTGTTCTCACAGGAGGACGACAGGTCGGCATGAACACGCTGCGCGAAGCCCTCAAGCTCCTGCACACCCTCCTCAACGGCCGCCTCAATGCCACTCAGATGCTGGCTGCGGAGAAGGAGGCGCGGGAGTGGTTGGACAGCATCGGGAGTGAACCGTCATGACGTTTGTACCAGACCTCAGCCACGACGAGCGCTCGCAGATTGCGGAGATTCTGGACAGGCGGGCCAACGAGATCTCCTCGTTCTCGGACGAGTACCGGCGCAACCCGGAGCACTACGGCAGCGTGGAACTTGCCCTGACGCGGGAGATTCGGAGGCTGCGCAAGCTGGCCGACAAGGTCAACCCTTCGCCGCCTGAGGTGGAAGCGTGACCGCCAAGGTCCACAACCACGACGAGCAGTTCGACGGCGCCATGCACCCGTGGTGCGGCCGCGGCAACACCGCGGTTGCGGCACTGGAGTTCGAAGCCACGCCGAGCAGCCTGCGATGCAAGCTGTGTGAGGCCGATTGGTTCCCTTTTGGGCAACAGGAGGGGCACAGGCTGCAGGCCGAGAAGGCTCTGAAGGAGGCGCGCGCTATCACGCAGTACTACGAAGACCGGGCCAGAAGCGGGCAGGCCGCGCTGGCAAAATGAAAACCAACCAAGGAGAGCAATGACCATCAGATATTCCCCCAAACCCATCGAGGCGTACGGGACTGTGGTGCGAGCCCAGAGGATCGCCGCACAGGACGTGGAGATATCAGTTGGACCGCACACGTCCCCACTGCTTGCCAACGACCCCGAGGCGTGGAACCTTGCGTTCCTGTCCTTCCCGTTCGAGGACGGGGGGATTCCGCGGGATCCCCAATTCTCCGTGCATGTTAGACGAACGCTGCAGGTGGACTTCACGTCAGGTGCGCTAGACATCACTGAGACGGTCCCAGGCTTGCGGGTGCGGCTGCTCCTGCGCTTCCAGCCGCTGAAGGCGGTCAGGGCGATCTACGGGCTGCAGCCGCACGTGCTCCGAAACCTGCCGATGTACTCCACCTACGGGAACACCTGGCTGGACACGATCCAGAAGCGCGCCAGCATGCTGGCTTCG